ATTCACCATCATGCACACTGTAGATTCTTTTGATAGGATACAAATCATAGGTTGAAACTAAGATTGGGTCTTTAGCCTGAGCATTTCCATCTTCGTCAAATACTACAGGCGGCTGAAAATATATACCTCCATTTTTACCATATCTAAATGGACCTAAATCTTTAGGTAAACTTACTAACCCAGTTTTAGGTAACACTTGAACTTCTTGACTAGGAGGTGCAGACTTAAAACTTTTTCCTAAAGCTAATGGGTTCTTTATTTTTCCTTGATGTTCACACTTATCACAAATCCCAGCTTCTAATTCATTAAATACTTTACATGACTGAGGTTTATCTTGAGTCTGATTAGCTTTACGTTCAGTAACCTCTTTATTATAGTGTTTATGTCCCTCAGATAAATTATGTATAGCTGTATTTCTATCATCACAATGTTGAGCTATTGATAATCCTGCATACCATAAAGGCTCAGGTATATCGTTAGGTGTAGTTATCATACGCTTTATATGTCCACACCCTTTATCTTTTAGACTTTTAATAGCTATAGTTTTAAAGTTAGACTGAAAATTATCTAGCTTTAGAATACTTTTTTGGTCCTCAGTTAAAGGACCTTTAGCCTCTAGTAATATATCATCTAGAGTTGTTTTAACTTCGCCTAAGTATGTTTTGAAGTCTTCTATATCATACGTAGGTATCTCCCGGCTGATAAGTTTAGTAAGTGTAGGAGGAGTGTCTTTCATGTTTAAAGTATTGGGGCATCTCATAATCCTTGCTGGGTCAGCCATGACTGCTCTATCAATACGCAACCCTTTTTCTAAACAATAGTCTCTAAGTTTTTCAGAGTATGCTACATACTGAGATATAGAAATATTATCGTTCATTATCCAGTAAGCATGAATACCTCTACCTGAGTCTAATTTTAGTGCGCCAGGGAAGTGATTCTCTTCTATAAATTTATCTAAAGCTTGTTCAGCTTCTTCTTTAGTAGAGTAGTCCTTTTCCTCACCTACATCTAAATCAATAAATAAAGACCTAAAATATAAAGCATTGTCTGCCTTTCTACTATAGCCATCAAAACTACCAAGAGCTATATAAATATTTGAGTCTTCTTTACTTTTAAGCTCTTCAATTTTTGGTTCAATTTCTTCAACGGATTCAACAAAATAATGTTTAACCCTGTCTTTAATTGTAGCTATACAATAGACACCCTCTGTAGGTAAAACTTTTTTATAGAATTCATTTATCATCTTGAAGACCAATCACTAGCGTACTGCCGAGCGTTAGCTAAGTTGTGTGCTGGTAGCACATTGTTTTTTAAATCAAGTTCAACCAAAACCATAAATTCTAAAATTAATTTTTGGTGTGCCTTCCTGATAGGTTTACCACGAAACCAGTTATGTACACTCTGTCTACTTACTTTAAATATATCACTTAGATACATCGTAGGTAGATTAGACTTGACACATAGTTGAGCTAGTTGTATGCCTAACTTATTTTGGTCGGCGTACTGTAAGCCCAATAAAAATTTGTCGCTATAAGGTCGTGCCATTTTAACTCCCGTTTTTATTTGTCCATCGTTTAATAATGTCTGAAACTTCTTCATCTCTTTCTATTTGTTGTGAAGTAGGTTCTGCTGGTGTTTCAAGAAATACATCAAATTGCACCGTGGGCCGGTTAGGGTCTACTTCATTCTGAGTTTTTACATTTAATGTAATAGCCTTAGCTGCGGTACGGTCTTTTGATTTGAGTTGTAAATCTTCCATATCACATTCTTTAATAGCGGCTACTGGAGAGAACAAAAGTTTGGGTATATTAACTTCTTCATCAAACTGTAATTTTGTTATAACTCTTCCTGCACTAACACTATTATTTGCAAGCATCTGAATATAAGGTCTAAAAGGCCATTTACCTTGCTTCTCTTTACCAAAACAAGACATTGCTGGCAGAACTAATTGAATAATATCTCCCTTCATATCCTTAGCTAAAACTACTGCTATACGCCATGAAAGTTTACAAGCCGTGCCCATGCCATTAGCACCTGAACCTCGTACACTATTTTTACATTGGTTACAAGATTTTGCTTGAGCAATAGGCACATCCTTGTCTGCTACTTGAGAATCATTAGACCAGCACACAGGACTTGAAATTTTACCCTCCTGATATACTTTATCATAATAAGTTCTAGACGGCGTGTGAGCCATTTTTATTATTACAACATTCAAATGCTGGTCAGGAGCTACGGCTACCTCTTCACTTCCTAACATCTTTCTAAATTTGTTTCCATTCAAAGAGATGCGATGAAGAGGTTTATTTAACTCCCCTGATACCGCTAAAGTATCTGAATCTAAAGGCGAGTGACTGTCTTCGATTATATCCTTAAGTTCGTCAGTCATGTCCGCCCTTAATCTTTAGTAGACCATTTATCAATAATTCCTGATATATCGTCAGACTTATCCACACTCTCAGTAGGGTCTTTCCTTACTACAGGTTCTTCTACTTTAGGTGCTTCTGGTGATGCTACAACTTCTTCAAAAGTTTCAGGAGTTTCTTGTACAAAACCACCATCTTCTTCTTCAAAACCAAATCGTCCTGCACCTTGAGAACCTTCTACATACTGAATTACTTGAACAGCTCTAAGTCTAAGAGCTACACCTGCACCTACCATACTTGTAAAATAGGGTGCAACATATCCATTAACTTTAACTTCAGAGCCTCCCCATATATTACTATCTTTCATTACTGTACCTTTTGAATCAAAGATAGCTGGAGGATAAGCCGCTTTAGATTTAAACTTAAGAATAACATTACCTGTAGGTTTTCCATCATCATCTAACTCGTCCATGTAAGGAGGGTTAGAAGTTTTAACTTCTTTACCTTTGTTTTTCTTAGTTTCTTCTTTAACGTTTTCAGCAAATATACCATTAATTTTTTCAACTAGTGGTGTTGCTTCTTCTTTAGTAAGTATTACATTTACTTTGTACTCACCCTCTTCTGAAAATTTAGTGTCGGGTTTAGATAACCAAGGGTATTGTGCAATACCTTTTGGTGTAGTGATTGTGTTATCTGTTGTTGCCATGTTTGTATCTCCTTAAGTTATTTACTTGGTTTGCGAACTACAATTTGAAACTCTCTCATGGTACTAATACCAGGAGGTAATCCCTCATCGGTTCGGTTGCTTAAAAATTCCTTGAAATTAGTCTGATGTATGCGTTGTTGTAATAATTCAATTGCGTCATTGTTCATAACGTAGTCCTTAAAATTATCCCAATCGCCACATACAAAATTCTCTTTCATGGTTTTTATGATTGTTCCGCTGGTAGTTTTTATACTATCAGCTTCTATTTCGTTACACGAGTTCAGCATAACTTGTTCCAACTGTGCAAGCTCGCCTTTTAAATCTTTATCTTTGGCATCGAACTCTCTTGCATTAGCGTCACGTTTATTACGAATTGCAATATACGCTTTGACTAATTCTTCTAATTTAACTGACATTTTCTAACTCCTCTCTATATAAATCAACTAATTTTATGTGGGAATCCACCTTACCTTGAAGCATTCTATACATTCTTTTTTCTACATCTGACCCTTGTAAATGAACAACTGTCATTTTATTAACCTGTCCTACTCTATCCATACGAGCAATACATTGTAAATATACCTCCACACTCATAACAGGAGACCAAAATAAAACTACATTAGCTCTAGTTAGAGTTACTCCATGTGATGCAGACTGAGGTTGAACAACTAAAACTCTAGGGTTGTCCTCTGTTTGGAATCTATTAATAAGTGAAGCTCTTTCAGTGGCTTTAACATCTCCATGAATGAGCTCATTACTTATATTGTTCTTTGTTAAATGGTCAGCTACTAAAGTAATAGTATGTCTATATGGCACAAACACTAATACTTTATGCTCTGTTTCTTCTACTGCTTCCATTAATGCATTTAATCGTGGCTTAATATCAAACTCAATTACTTCTTTTGTGTCTGTATAAACTGCTCCACCTGATATTTGTAATAGTTTATTAAGTCCAGCCGCCGCATTGACAGCGGTTACTGATTCTCCGCCTGTTTCAATAAGCATTTGATTTTTTAATTCTTTATAATACGAAAGTGCTTGAGTAGTTAAAGGTATTTCTCTTGTTTGATACATAACATCAGGCAAATCTAAACACTGAGCCTTAGCAAATCTAATTGCTGGTTGTAAAGCGTCGAACACTTTATGTTTAGAATCAGGTCTAGGTAGCCATTTAAATCTAGATATTTGGTGCATAACTTTATCTCGCCATGCGTTTGTAAATTTAGGAACTCGTTCAGGTGCTACTAATTTTGCTATACCATATGCATCCATAGGAGATTGAGAAGCTGGTGTACCTGTAAGCATCCATAATCTTGTATCAAGAGTAAGAATTTTAGATATAGTTTTCCATCTTGAAGTGCTAGTAGACTTGTAAGCATTAGCTTCATCAATTACTATTAAATCAAATCCTCCCTTTTTAATAGCTTCTTTTACAATATTAACACCATCATAATTAATAATAACAAACTCATATGAGCCTTCAATAATAGTTTTTCTTTTGTCTGCGGAGCCATGACATACAGCAGATGTCCGATGCATACAAGTATTAAATATATCGTTTTGCCAAGCTGAATACATAATAGATAATGGACAGATAACTAATACTCGCTTAACAAGACCGAGGTTCATTAGATAATCTGCTGACCATAATACAGAGGAAGTTTTCCCTGTGCCTGCTTCATTAAAACAAAATGCTTTAGGATTAATACTTAAAAATTCAGAGGTAACTCGTTGATGGTCAAAAGGTTTATACAGACCAGGCCAATCATATTCTTTTACTATAGGGGAGGGTAAAGCAGTTTTAAATCTAACGGCTCTATTGAGGTAGGTCATTTCTTCAACACCCCAATTAACTAAAACATCTACAAGTTTGCCATGGTTTTTTATAATAGCTGACTTATTTAGTTGAGCCACAATACTATTACCTACTTGTTCTGAAACAGTTATTTGAACTGCCTTGTTATCAATTAATTTCATGTTCCCTCTCTTAAAATCGTAAGGTTACTATAACCCTACTGCGAAATTAAGTATACTACTTAACATATTTATATGTCAAGTTTTTTTAGTTCTTTTTTTTCTTTCCCTTGTACTAGTCTCAGATACGAGCTTTTTAGAAGAATTTCTTTTGAATGAACGGTTTTTAGATTTAGATTGAATCGTAACCCCGGCCTTGTTAGAACCACCCTTAGATAGAGCTTTTCTATGTGACACATCTTTACCCTCACGTTTGTCTGCTACACCATTTTTGTTTGCATCTTTTCCTGTCTTGTCTATCTTACGGCGTGCACGTTGCCTTTCCATGCGACGTTCATGCTCTGACTTACGAGCCTTCTGTTGCTGGTATTCTTTTTTATAGGGTCTTTTTTTCTTTGTGTATGCCATATCTCTATTTTACCACATTTATCTTCTAGGCTTCCAAAACTCACAACTATCTACCGAACACCACCCACATAAAGGAGTAGGGTTAGCTTGCCATACATCATTATCATATGACATTTCTAATCTTTTTAAAGGTTGTTCAAATCTTCCCCATGATTTGTCCATATCTTTTCTAAAATATGTTTCTTCTACAATACTGTTATGCATTATAAAAAACAAAGCTCCTTTTACTTTTTGAACATCAGGGAATATACTAAACACCATTAAAGACATTAGCCTTAACTGTTTAGGGTCAGGATATTTTTTACTACCTGTTTTATAATCAACTACAAATGCATGTGTTCCGTCTACAATAAGTAAATCAGCAATACCTCTAACCCATCTAGTATCACTATCAAAATCACACGGCTCTTTATTATAAGTCAAAGCCATTTTATGTTCAGGGTATTTATCCCCTTTAATTTTAATAAGAGGGTCTACAAATTGTTTAAATCTTTGATAGTTTTTAGCTAACTCTTTGCCTTCTTTTACATAGAGTTCTAACGCCTCATGTACTTCAGTACCATATCGCATAGCTTCGTTCTCTTTAACTATGTAATTTTTTAATACTTTTATTTCATGATATTGTTTAGGGCAATTTTGATATTGCTTTAGTGCTGAGTAACTCCATGTAAAGTCTGCCATTATTTATTCCTTTGTATTTTTTGTGTCATTGTATGGGTTTTCCTAAGAACCATGATACCATTGAATATCGTGTGCCTTCCTTTACGGGTGTTACCCTATGCATTACCCATGATGGAAACATAATAATACTACCCTGCTTTACTTTGAATACATTATTCTTCAAATGAGAGCTATGAAATTGAAAGTCTCCCCCTTTAAAGTCCTCGTTCAGCCACACTACCATTGATATCTTTCGTGTTTTACCATTCAACATTTTATTATTTGGTTTGTTGAGAGTTGACAGCCCTAATCCATCCACATGCCAATTGTAATGACCACCTGTAGAATATTGTCCTATCTGAAAACTCTCCGCAGCGTCTACCTGTAAGTTCCATCCACTCTTCTTGTTTGCACCTCGCATATAATGAAATGCCATATCATACAAGTCTTGGTCATCGTTCCAATGAATGTTAGTCTTTCGGGTTTTATCGTCAATTCTACTTACACTACCACTAACTTCTTCTGCGGTAATCACCGCCTTTTTAAAATCACCCCCTGCTCTGTCAATAATGTCTTGACACTTCTCTGGAGTTAATTCCTTCTCCCACATCCAATATAAACTACTCACCTTCCTTGCCCTCTGTATTTTTTGTATCCAGCTCTAAAGCTTTTGTTCATGGAAGAAGTCTTAGGTACCTTACCCCCTTGGCTTGTGCGTTTGTGTGTTGGTTCATAATGCTGTTCTGATTGCTTTAGTTTTGCCATTACTTATCCTTGGTAAAAGTTCTTGTATCGACCCCAACAAATCCACAACTCTGAACTTCTGTAATACTAAAAGAAAATGCATTACGTGATACATGGTCGTCAGGTAGGTTAGCATACTTTTCTAAAATACAACTCGCCGCTTTGTGTTCTGAACAATGTTCTTCAAAGTATTGCATGGCAATAATACAGTTAGGGAAATTGCCCACGTACTGATTGTCTGTATAGCTTCCCGATAAACTGACTACGAGAATAAAGATTCCCTCGCCCAACATATTAGTAACCCCAATAAGATTGAGTGTCTTTACACTTGCAGTTAGGTTTGTGGCAACTCATACATTTTTTAGTTAAGCCCGCTTTAATCTTTTCATCATCTTCTTTTACCATCTCATCTTCCCACTCTTGTTTCATGTGGTGCATTGATACAAACTTACTGTGTTCAATCATGCTAGCCATGTTAACAGTCTCCGTAGTTATCTGCGTATCCACCCTCACAAGTAATAGGTAAATCTTTACCCCATTTAGGTGGTATAGACATTTCTTTCATCATAAAATCTAAAGCCTCTTGACTTTCTTTTTTAGGTGCAACACATACTATAGCATCATGAACAGTCAAAATAGGCTTATATTTTTTATTAATTTGAATCATTTGTTCACCTATAACTATTCTAGCTAACGCCTGTACTACATTTTCTACTACTGAACCTCCCCATATACCTACTTTACCTCGTCTTGACTTATAAACAAATCTTCCTTTAGCCTCAGAAGTATCCCATTCTA